AATATGGCAACGTATAACAACCAGCTGCAAGCGCAGCAGAAGCCTAAGTTTTCTGTGGCGATAACCACTAAGGGCTATCAGTCTTTGATTGCCAACACCCTGCGCGACCCCGCCCGCGTTCGTCGCTTTACGGCAAGCATCACCTCAGCAGTCGCGGTCAATCCGGCTTTGCAGGAGTGCGATGCCGGCACGATTCTGGCGGGTGCCCTGCTTGGTGAATCCCTCAACCTTAGCCCCTCTCCGCAGCTGGGCCAGTATTATCTGGTTCCCTTTAAGAACCGCAAGGCAAACAAGATCGATGCGCAGTTCGTCCTCGGATATAAGGGCTACATCCAGCTGGCGCTGCGCAGCGGCCAGTATGCGGATCTCGATGTTACCGAGATTAAGCAGGGCGAGTATCTGGGCAAAGATTCGATGACCGGCAAGCCCAAGTTCCAGTTCATCGAAGACGATGACCAGCGGGATGCGCTACCTACCGTTGGCTACATGGCTTACTTTGAGTACATGAACGGTTTCCGCAAGGTGCTGTACTGGTCCAAAGAAAAAATGATGAACCACGCAGATACCTACTCCAAGGCGTTCAGTCGGCAGAAGTACGAGGAATTGCTGGCTGGCAAAATCCCGGAGAGCGAAATGTGGAAGTATTCGTCCTTTTGGTATAAGTCGTTCGATGACATGGCAAAGAAAACCATGCTTCGACAGCTTATTTCTCGCTGGGGTGTTATGAGCATCGAAATGACCAAGGCTTTGGAAAGCGATAATGCCGTGGCAGCGGTAGCAGATAATGGCGAAATCCTTACTACGCAGGAGGTCATGTCTGACGCACAGGAGCAGCCAGAACTTCATACTGGAAAGCCCGAAGTGGACGCAGGACAGGCCTTGCCGCACGGTGATATTTCGCAGGGCGAGCCCACTGCCGTCGAAGAGGTTGTTGACCTCAGCTCGTTATGATCAGCTACAACATCATCGCAACAGGCAGCAAGGGAAACGCCGTGGTGATTGAGCATGAGATTCTGATTGACTGCGGTGTTCCGTTCAAGGCTTTGGCCGCAGAATGGAAAACTCTGAAGCTGGTTCTCTTGACCCACATCCACTGTGACCACTTCCAGCCGTCAACGCTTCGACTACTGGCATCCAATCGCCCAACACTGCGATTCGCCTGCTGCGACTGGTTGTGCAGACCGCTGGTGGATGCAGGGGTGCCAATTTCCCAGATTGATGTTTTGACACCGGGAACTATGTACGGTTACGGCATCTGCAATGTCATTCCGAACATGGTGAAGCACAATGTTCCGAACTGCGGATGGAAGGTCTGGCTCCCCGCCGGAAAGCTGTTCTACTGCACCGACATGAACAATCTGAACGGTATAGCCGCTCCGAACTATGACCTCTACATGGTCGAAGCCAACTACGAGGACGAGGAGATTCAGGCAAAAATCGCTGAGAAAAAGCTGACTGGTGAGTATATCTATGAAAAACGTGTCTTGCGTGACCACATGAGCGTGGCAAAAATCAATGATTGGCTCTATGCCAACATGGGGTCAAACAGTGCGTACATCTATATGC